AATAGCGGATTCATTTCCGGTGAACTCACAATTCTAATATCGTGGACTGCACGATATGAAACTGTTGGCCACCAGCGAATACGCAATTCTCGCAAGATGTCTTGCTCGGTTTTGGCATGGTATGAACTGAAGTCCTGAATACCATAGTCATATAGATCTGGTAGATATTCTAATAGATCTGCGTCATTGCTCATCATCATGGTCTATCCCTCCGATTAAGCTACAATTGAACTGTCAAAGAATAGTGTCTGTCCGTAATCATCATAGATTTCGCCAACGCCATACTGCATCGAACAAACAATATCTGTTCCAATTCTGCTAGCGTCACGCTGGATTTCCAATTTTAGATCGCCGACCATGGCCAATCCAAGTGCATCACCGTGGAAGATGGCGCCTTTGAATTCACTTGCATCAACACCGCCAACAATGTTAGCGTTTTCATACACTGGAATACCAAACAATAGACCCAAATAGCCTTCACGCATTGCATCGTTGGCATAGTCACCTAGTGGGTTCTGCCATGCATTTGTGATGTCTGATTTAAGATCATATGCAATATATGGTGAGATAACAATAGCTGTGCGCTCTACAGGAACTTGGCGTCCACGTAGTTGTGCTGCTGCGTTTGCAACATTGGCTGCTGTGATTGCTGCTGTGCCGTCACCAGTGACATTTGTGAAGTTGCCAAGTAGCACACAAAGATCTGTGTCCACTTTGCGAGCAATTGCTTCACCAAAGAGACGACCAAGATCAGCAGTTACGTTTGATGCTGCTGTGTCCATTGCAAGGTCACTTACAAGTGTGCGAATTGCACTTGTTGCAACTGTTAGTGTTGCACCTGAAGTTGAAATTGGTGTGTCAGTTACAACTGCGCCTTCTGTGTGATCAGCTGCTGTTTGCTGTGGGTAAATTGGCACTGTGATTGTGTTGCCTGATGCCATTGGCACATTGTAGTTTTTGACAAGACCCTGCATGATTGAACGCTGTGATGCGACAAACATTGCTTCGGCTGTGATTGCCGGTAGTAGGTCGTCTAGGGTTGTGGTTGTTGAACCTGCCATTTTGAATTCTCCTTATAAGATTAACTGGCTAAGCCGCTGCTCCTGCGATATTCTGCATAGAGTTTGCGGTGTTCTGGATTTTTAAAATCCAGTTTAGTGATATCCAAAGGTGCATTGTGGTTGTTGTCACGCACATTGCCTTTGGTGCCACTACCTTTTGCGGTTGCACTTAAGAAATGTGGATTTGCAGTTAAGAATTCTGATACCAAGTCTTCCATGCCCATTGGGTCACCGTTGTCTGTGTATCTTACAGTGTTTGTTTTGGTGTCAACCACTTCAACTTCTCCTGTTTCATTCATGCGAACTGAATTCTTTACCAAGTTAACAACTTGTTCGGGATTAACAGCACGCTTCTTGCTTGCAATATTCAGCATTGCTCCATCAATTTTGATGTTGTGCAATTCTTGTTGCAAAGTTTGAATAACAGAATCTTTTTTATGCACAGTTTCTTTTAGAATTTCTTCAAACTGTCCACGTTTTTTCTGATCTTCTACTTTGCGAGCCTCTTCGGCTTCAGTGAGTTGTTGATAGCGTTCAAGATCCACATCGGCAAATTTGCGTTCGAACTTTTTGCGTTCTCTTTCAACTCTTTCGGCAACAATGCGATTCACTTCTTCCTGACTTAGGCTGCGTGATTCAGTTGTTGTCGCTTCCACCTGGCTGTCAGAGTCGCCAGTCGTCTCTTTTACCTGTTCAATTTGGCTTTCAGTTTCCATTTTTTTTCCTCTATGAGTGTTAATACCTGCATAATGCAGTGATAGTGTTATTTAGTCTAACCATTATTTTCTGGTTTTCTTTGATTTCTTTTTACGCATCTGATTGCTCCTGGACTGTGTGTTCCTCCAATCTATCTGGATGAACAAAACACCAAAAGCTGTGCAGTTCTGCTGGATCCATTGTTTGATAGCCATGGCCTTCGAGGAACTGTTCTAAATGCCACGGTGATACTTCATGATCAATATAAACAAATACTGTGGGTTTGCTGTTGGCGAGCACCTGTTCCAATGCTTCTAGCACAAACAGCGTTCTTGGACCGGCATCAATCTTGACAAGATCAGTGTCGGTGAACTCTGGTTGATCTGGTGATATCAAACTGTGTTCTGGCAAACAGTAAGTGAGCACATCACTGGCAGGTTGTTTACACAGTTTGCAGTCGATGCGATAGTTTGCCAAACTTAGATCAATCATGGTTTGGTCAATGTCAACACCAGTTACGCAATTGCTCAATCTCTTGACCCACAAGAGGCTTTGCCCTCTGTCTTGCCCAATGTCAACAATTCTTTTGAATTCTGGTGGTAGTTTAAGGTTTTTCCAAGTTTCAATCATGCCGCGATATGCCTCGTCGTTTCTGCTGTTTAATACCAAACTGGGCCAAGGCCACGGTCCATTTTGCCCATTGCTTTTGGGAGTAAGTTTGCCGTCTCGGGGATTGCGATGTATAAGCCTAACACTGTTATCCACGATCGTTCAGCATTTCTACGTATCCACTTAACAACACATCCAACAGTTCAGGGTGTAATTGTTTGATCTCTTCCAGTGTGTAGCCTTCAGCCAACATATCCGAAATGTGTGTTTCCAGTGTGCTGTCTGTTACAGGTTGATGTGTTAATTCAGAGTCTGGAACAGTCAAGTCACTGTAGTCATTGTTTTCTTGATCAATGTCTTCCAGTATTTCACTGAGTTCATGTGGATCGTTCACAATCAATTCTGCCAGTTGACGCTGAATTTGCACCTTGAGTGAATCTTCAGTGGCCAATTCATTGCTGCCAATCAACACAGCCAGTTCATTGGTTTTGTCACGTGCATTGAAACTGTCTGGATAAGTGATAACACCTGTCCATTCTGTATCTTGCCAATCTGCCCACAGTTCCATTAACTGTTCTTCACACAATTCCAAGTTGTCTGCTTTTTCGCTGAGCTTGGCATTCAAAACTCTGTTCTCTACTTCAAGAGCCACGCCACTCATGGTCTTGGCTTCGGTGGCTCTAACACTGCCCACTGCTGCCATTCTGTTGATGTTGTCAATCATGTCTTTGATTGAACCACGCACACCATCAAGACTGGCACTGGTAGGCTGCAACAGAAACGGCTTCAGTCCTGGATCCATTGTGTCTTCGATTTGTATGATGGCTCCTGGACCCGCACCAGCCTGTGTGCCAGCAGTTTTTACCAAACTGGGATGATTGGCCAATTGAATAATTGCAATCTGCTCACTGGTAAGATCATAGATGGTTCTGTTGATTCTGCTGATGTCAGTGATTTCACTGAGTCCCACGCCATTTACACCAGTTCTTGAACTGTAGCAAATCACTGCTGGAATGCGACCAAGTTCATTGACTGTAGTGGATTCAACTGTGAATCGATCTGAACCTTCTCTGTAACTGTAAACTGTGATCACCTCTGGTGTGAATTCTCTGTAAACAGTTTCGCCTTGATTGACACTTTCGATCACTTTCAAATACACCAATTGGTTGCTGCCGTTGGCTTGACGAGCAAAATCCCAAGCCACAACATTGATTGGTGAATACAGGCTTAGATATGGACGTATGCCCAATTCGATCTGTTCAGCTTCAGTGTCAGCATCTTGATTGCTTTTGTCCATGATAACCCATGCATGTCCAAATATACTGCTGGTAATATCAACCTGACGCATAAACTGATCGAGACTTCTGCCTTCTAGATCTGCATCTTCAAGAAATTCTTGAAATACCGGATTGTCACTCCAATCACCAAGTTCGCGACCAGGTGGGTTTGCAAATATAAAACTGTTGTAAAGATGCACAATGCTTTTGCACTGATTGTCATATGGAGTGTTTTCAATGCGACGAGCATATTCTTCATCGCTTTCAAACAAATATCTTGTAAGATACCCTTGACCTGTATAGATTGGTCCACCCATGTAGCTGTGGTAAAGAAAGCGCCACTCAGCTATCATTTGGTCATATTCACTTGTATTCTGTTGAAGTTCTTCAACTGTGTTAATCATTTGCTCGGTTCCTTGCTAGTATTTAACTGACTTACATAGTCCATCGACCCAAAGGTTCAGTTGGGCCTCTCAGAGGCTTGATAGGATAGATGCTGCTAACACAATATCCTAATGCGTCATTTTGGTGGTCAAAACCCGAATCCTTATCGGGCACTTGTGTTCCGGGTTTGTATGTTTGCTTGGTTAAACATTCAATGGTTTTTTTGCAGTTTGGTGATATACGCAAACGCACAGTGTTGGAACTGCTACACAATGCACTGTTGACACTGTTGATTCTGTCTTTGACTGGCATATGGCGTCTTGGATACACACAGCGTATTCCTGCATTTTCCAATATGGTAATGTCACTGCGTCCACCCGCTGAAGTTTTTAACGCGACACCTGCTGGGTCTGGATAAGCAGTCATTCTGCTGTTTGGATAACGACTGTGCAACTCTTGAACCAGTTCATCTGTGTTTGAACCATATATCACTATTTCGTCAATCACATGCAATCCTTGAGCAGTCTGAACAGCCACAACTGCTGATATTGGATTTCTATTAAAATCACAACCAACCAGCAAACTTGGACTTGGTGGGTCTGTGTATGGTTGGATATTCTGCTCTGCATTGAATGCAAAATATATCAATCCTGAATAATTTTCGAAACTAGCTTCATACTCTTGTCTAAATGTTCTTTCATCAAGATCATTTTTTGCTGCTGCAATTTCTTCTGGTGGGATACGCCCACCTTGCAAACTGGTATAGGTATAACTCCACCAATCTGTTTCATTGGGGTCTTGCCCTTTTTGATATAGATCATATGTCCAGTTCTTGCCGGCTGGTGTGGTTATAAACAGTGCTGGTCCACCAGTGTCTGAAAGTGTTGGCCTTATAACTTCAGTCCAGGCACTTTCGTCAATATAGGCAAACTCGTCTAATACAACACCATTCAATCCAACACCACGCAAGCTGTTTTCATTGTCAGATCCTCTTAGACTGATACTGCTTCCGTTGACCAATTCAATTGTTAAATCACTTTCATTGGTTTTGCGAATCCAACGCAAATCATACAATCTGTTTTTCAACTGTTTCCAAACTGTTTGTTTGGCTTGTCGATAGCTTGGTGCCACATACCATACCTTTTGATTGGGTTTGCTGGCCCACTTGCACATTTCACGTATAGCAAGAAAGGTTTTTCCGCCACGTCTGCCTGCCACCACACAGCGAAATCTTGCTGGATTTTGTGCAATCAATTTTTGTGGTTCACTTAGTGCCAATCTGCTTATTCCTCTATGGTTGGTTCAGTTAAATCTGTGTCAGTCCAGGGCAGTGGAGCATTGTCACTGCTCAATGTGCCTTGATCTGACTGTCCAAGGCAATTTTTCCCCAGCCAAATCAGCATGACAGCGTTGCCACTCATAGCAACTTCAAACTGTTTGCGTCTAAGACTCATGCACATTTCAGCTTTGCCTGCCAACAATTCCTGTTTGAAATTGTAACGCAGTGTATTGCTGTCTAAACCCAGCAAATCACAGATTTCTGAATCCTTGCAACCCAAACTGGCGTATATTTTGACCTGATTTGGATCAATTATCTTTTTGTCTCTGCCCACTACTCTGCCTTCCACTTCCATGATGGCAGTTTTTGGTGCACGACGAGCTGTTATCCGGACGTTATCACTCATTATGCACTTCTGTCTTGAACAAAGATTCTAAAATATCTTGCAGCAACCAAACCATTGGTTGTGGTAATGGTGTTGGTAACAGTGTAGTTTTTGCTAACTGATCCACCTCTAATCCAAATTGTAGCCAAACTGGTTGCTGGGTTAAACGTGTTGGCATCTGTGGTCAATGGCGACAGATCAGGTGTCAGTGTTTGTATATCCCACACGCTGGAACCAATGGCATCACCAGTTTCCATCCAGTCACTCCAGTCCATGCTGTAGTCTAGATAACTCTCTGGGTCTTT